GATACCAGAAGAACCTTCGCCTGGGGGTTGTCATAAATAATGCCATCGATGCACTTCGATAAAACAACAGACTTCCCTGAGCCCGTAGGCAAAACAATCAAGCCATCAAAAGCACCTTTCCACGACGCCATTATCGCTTTTTTTTGGTAGCCTCGTAATTCCATTATATTACCTCCGACAATCCCCACAGGGTATTCAACTTATCATTCGTCAAGTCGAACTGTTCTTCCGTTACACCCTTTTCCGTTCCGTCCTGCATCGTAATAACATACTCTTTGCCGGAGCTACGATACACCATCTGCAAGCTTTTGATTTCTGAAAATTTTGCCATTTTTTTTCTCCGCTGTTAAAAACATAATCTCTCAACCAACCTTCACTTTTAATAATAACAGAAAAGTGAAGGTATGTCTATACTTTTTTCTAAAAAAATAGATTTTTTTGGAATTATCTGCTGAAGCCGAAAATCTCCGGCAAGAAGAGGTTGTTCATGTCACGCAACGTTATGTCCAAGTTGGCCCAACGGTAGCCTTCGATACAATTAACCTTGCACAGCTCTTTTCCGTTACGATCTCTTCCGTTACTTCTGACTACGTCATATCCTGCGGCCTTAACTTCCCTTGTAAAAATAGCTCCAGTGACGGTAAAACCTCTCTTTGAGTAACTTTCAGATATCATGCTTATATCCAAAAGGGCGGAAACGGGAACGCGCGCCCAGCTTTTTGACTGCCCGGCCACAGAAGTTAAGAAAGTCGGATCCACCGGGGTTATGTAGCGTTCTAAAATATGCCTAAAGGATTCCCCACGTTCGTAACGAACTTCTTCAAGAAGGCGCCACATATTGGGGGTCATATTTTTTATAGCTTCTTCATTCCCCTTTATAAACATCAAAGCCCCATCGAAAAACCACTGTATGATCGCCCGCTTGTCGCCTGAAAGAATGTTGTGGTCCAGATTGGAAATAATCGGCTTGTGTTTTTTGGGGTCAAACCTTGGGTCGCAAATGGCACGGTGTTCATGGGGGGTCTCCAAAATAGCCAACCGCTGCCAGACGGCATTATCATCGCTTTGGAATGATGGTATTTTGTTTGTATTGGCGCAGCATATAACGATGCCCTTTTTTCTTATACTGACAGTCTCCCGGGAAAAATGCCCGCGAACCTCTACGGAGTCAGATGAAATAGTGGATTTCAGGGCAGCACTCAAAACTTTGCCGCTTTCGTCCGTGAATTCACTTATGGTTGAAATCCTTCTCTTATTCATGGAGGTGTGTTCTGAGCTTGGGCCGTCAGGACTCCCAAAAATCCTTTGAGAAACGGTTCCTATTATATTATCTGAAAAAACTTTTTTAAAGATCTTTTCTATCAAAGTAGATTTTCCAGTTCTACTACCCCCATAAAGGAACGTCAGCTTCTCATGCCCGGAGCCATCCATAAGTAAGGAACTGCCAACGAACATTTTAAACCAGTCTCTATCCTCGTCACAGGAAAAAAGCCCGTTTATGAATGCGTCCCAAGCGGGATTATTATACCTCGCCAAAGGGTCAAAGTCGGCCATGTCTTGGGCGTATTCTCTTCTTATATAATCCTTTGGTTCAGCTTTTGTTATTTCAAACTCGCCTTTGTCTTTGTTATAGCCCAAAACGCGCCCATCAGAAAAAGGGAATTTTATTTTTTCGGGGCTCTGAAGGTCTGGCAAGTTTCGGTCCTGCCAAAGATCTTCTATTTGGGATTGGCTCAGCGTCCCGCCATTAACTAAGCGTTTTATGTTTTCGCTGACCGCCCTTATATCGTCGGCGAACATGCTATAAAAACTACGAACCTTTTGAATGAGAGAGGTGAATTTGTCAAACTGTTCATCCGCCGGGATTAACTTCTTTTTAAGCATTATGTAATATGCTGGGTTTTCACTTAAAACTGCGGCCTCCTCCTCGCGAAAGCGGATCTCCATTAAATCTAGCTTAACTTTTAATGGAGTCCTGATCAGCTCCGATAGAAGTATTTTTTGGGAGTCTATGTCTCGATCTTCCCCATGCAAAAGCTGAGAAAGGGAGGTCCAATAGTTTGTATTTTCGTTCAACATATATATGCAGTCCGTAAAACAAATTATATTCTCTGAAAAAACTACTTTACGAAAATCGTCCATAAGGGAGGCGCTCGTTTTGCCAACAACTTTTGTGAAAAAATATTCCGTTTTAAAGAAAAAGTTGTATGCGTCTTTTTGGAATTTGTTCATTCTGTTATAGTCGCGACCCATGTCGTCCCCAACTCTTTTGATGGCTGAATCAACTGTTTTTTCGTTGGCTTTTTCGTAAGCCCCCTGGGGGCCATCACTTTGGGAGTCATAAGTAGCGTTACCAATCTTTATAAATTCCTCTCTGATTTCATCCATTTCTTCTTTGTTAAAATATCTCTCCCGAAGCAGCGGCCATTGCTCAAAAACCAGGAGGTTAAGTTCGTTATTCCGCGTGCCTGCAGCGACAGCCCTCTCCATCCGCTCCTGGAAATATTTTATTGTTTTCTCTTCGCGGAAGGTAAAATGTTTGGTGGGGGAAAATTGGGCGGTTTTTTGAGGGGGCACTGACGACAACTGTGTGCCGGTGGCGGTTGTTCTTGTCGTAGATTTTGTTATGGGCTTTGACTTTTGCATCTGGAAAAACGGAGCGAAGTCCAGGAAGTCGCCTAAGTCGTCGCATATCCCAAAGGACGCCTTGTGGCCATCCACGCAGGTTTTCCGCATCGTAAAAAACAACCTTGTTATATCCGTACATGCTGTATCATAAGTGACGAGACTGCCTTCTGGGGTGGAGCCGAAGAGGTATCTCCAAACCATGTCGTATGTTTTGTTGTAATTATCCTTATCATTGACTGAGAGAGGAAAAGTATTTATAAGCGGGATAATTATGCGGAATTTTCTGGCCCCGATTTTAGAAGATGCGCTTTCATACCAACCGTACCTAAAACCTATATCGCAACCTGTTATGGCTAAGAACGCTTCTTCTGAGACTCCACTTGTGCCGTCTTTCATCTTGTCTATATCATACACCAAGAAAGAAATTCCGGAGGCAAACTGATCCCCACGCCGCCCACCGGAGACCGTAGCCCCGCAAAAAAAGAGCCCCTCTTTTACCATCTTTGCGAGCACCGCTTCGTTAAACGCGACAGGGTTCTCAGGATGCTTTGGGTCTATGTTAAGCTTCTTCCACGCTTCCACTTCTTGGGGGTTGGAATAATGCTTGGCGAGATCTTCGCGCCGGCGAAAGTGGCGGTGGCGAACTGTTACGAGTTCAAAAAACTCCTCGAAAGACATGCCACGCTTTACTTGTACCGTGGCTGGGTTTAATGTGAAATCCCCTAGAAACACATCATAAATAGGATCTTGTCCTATTTTAGAATTATTTTTAATTAATTCTAAGTTATTATTGAAAACTTCTGCTTCTTCTGCTATACTAATATCTAGTGACATTTGATTTTCTCCAATGCCCCACTTGCCGGTGGGGCTTTTTCTTATTAGTTATTACTGGCCTTAAACGATAACACAACTCTTCCCAAAAAAAAAGATTTATTCACAACAAGCTATTTTATCTACCGCCAAGTTTGCCCGTAGCCTGGTCAGCTCGGTGAAAAATTCCTTCACGTCAATCCCCAGAGTGTTCAAAAATTTAGCATGGACCTCTTTCGGGGATATGATTCCCGTTTTCTCCCACTTATAAATTGTTGATACCGGGATGCCGGTCATCTTTTTCAACTCCCTCACGCTCAGGGCTTTTGCACAACGCTTCTCTTTTAACATGGCGCCAAAATCTTCTAAGTTCATAATGTTCTCCTCGGTTAATTTGTACCTACTCCTTCAGTATAACAGAAACCCAGCATCATGTCTATATATATTTATTTTTTTTACTTTTTTTTTAGAATATATTTTCTGGATGGAGATGTTACTTTGCCCACCTATTAAAGTAACTTCTTTTTTTAAAAAAGCAGGGGTAATATTTTTAAAGTAACTTCTCTCTTTAATGAGATATAGCCTATTAAAGTAACTTCTTCTTTTAATAGCATTTTTCAATACTAAAAACGCACAACTTCTTTACGGCAGCATTCGAATCTCTTTACAATTACATAACAACGTTAGGGCAAGAGCCTTTTTCGCCCAAAAGTTGGGAGCCCCCAAATCCGCTCCCAGAGCGGTCCTCCAAATCTGTTTAGGGCAGAATCCGTTTTGCCCTAAGCTTTGCCCTAGACTCAAACCCGCTACCAGAGCGGATGTAGGAGATTTTAGGGCAAAATGGCACGTTTTGCTGAGAGCCTTTCTATATGAAAGTTAAAATGATACATATATAGACACATATAGACACGTATTATAAGCGTCTATAAAAGTCTATAATTAAATTTTCTTAATGTGTTACTATACTTTCTTGCCATTTTGCCCTAAATATAAAAAAAGTAGTGTCAAAGCCGCTACCAGAGCGGAAGCGAGTTTAGGGCAAAGTTTAGGGCAAAGTGTTTTTTTGCCCTAAGTAAGTAATGAAATTGTAAAGAACCCCCCTTAAACAGGCTCTACAAGCGGGTCTCGAAATTACAACTTTGTGACAGCTTAGGGCAGGATTTTTTTATGTTGAGTTTTGACAGTAAATGCGAGGGGTACGACAAAAAGAAAAAACCCCAGCCGTTTCGGGCCGGGGCTCCCACTTCTGGCGGTTAAATCAAAAGGGGCATGGGGATTCCATGAAAGCCAATGAGTCCTTAAAGAACAAAAGTTCCTTTTGCATCTCCTCGATATCCCTGGCGGCCTGATTAAAATAGGCAGCCACTATAATCATTTTTTCGAGATCATCGATTTTCTTCTTCAGGTTGGCGATGATTCTTTGACAATCTTTTTCGGGGTCCATGATTTGCTCCTTGCGTAACGGTTAAATATCTGTTATTATCTATTATATCAAAAAAACTCATTGGCGTAGCCATCTTCTGTATAAAAATAGTTAAAGTTTTCAGAAAATATGCTATACTATAGGAAAGAGGTGATTTTATGCCATCCTATACTGAGCTGAAAACAAATAAGAGGCATTTCTATAAGGAAGCCGAGGGGAAGTACAAAGATACCGATGACGTGCGTTATTGGGCCCTCATGCGCTCCAGGAAGACTATTACTTTTGAGAGCACTATTAAACAATGGAATGACATTATTTCCAAAGCCATGCAGGAATCGAAAGAGGGCGAAGAACCTGTCTCCCCGAGCGATATTATCCGCAAGGCTGTGGCGTTATACCTGAATCGTGATATAGAGATGTTCGTGAGTTATATGTACTTGGCGGACGCATTTGGTGGCCATCCCGATGGTGTTTTGGAAGAAACGGCCAAAATGACCTTCGGTGAGTTTTATGATCTGTTCCGTTATAAGACCCGGAACAATGGTGGCAAGAAGCCTATAGGGCCTAATCAGCGCCCCAATTTAATAAGTCGTACTGGTAAAAAAATAGGCCGTCCAACGAAGGCAGAAGCTGCTGCCAAGGCGGCTAAAAAAGGAGAAGGTAATGCCTAAAAAAGTTCCCGCAGTAGTGTATAGCCGCGTCTGTGGATATTTTGCCCCCGTTAATGAGCGGTTCAATGCCGGCAAAGTCCAGGAATACGAAGAAAGACAGAACTTTGACGAAGTTAAATCGAAAGAGTCCCTTCGTGCGAACCCAGGGAAGCGCCCCCTTGGCGGTCCTGCCCCGAAAGATATGTCTCCGGAAGAACGTAAAAGTTTCAATACCCTTTTTGTTTATGGGGCGGAGAAGTGTTATGGGTGTCAGCAGCTCAAAAAAGAGTTGGCTGAGGCTGATATTCCTTTTGTTTATCGTGATGCCTTTGAGAATAAGGGGGAGTTGGCCCTTTTGGGGGTTACCGCTTTGCCTATAGTGTGCTACCGCATGAATGTCTTTGAAAATTGTTCTTTCGCTGATGTTCAAAATGTTTTAAAGGAAGAATAATGTCTAGTAAAATGCTTTGCCCGGTTTGTGATCATGTTTTAGTTTTTGACCACATGGATTTATGGGGTTACGCGCATTATTATTGTCCCAACCGTAATTGTGATTACCGTGTTTATCTAGATGAATAGGTTTTTGATTGCCATTAGGAATTTTTCAGAGATTAAAGAGCTTAGCCGCACCCTATCAAAAGAAGAAGTTACTTTAATCGATTGGAATAAGAAGATAGATGGATTATTCAGTGTGTTTTATAACTATATCGATGGGAGCTGCCAATGACCAAAGAAAGAAAAGCCTTAAAAGAGCGGAAGGCGGAGGGTGAATTTTACACCCCCAAGTGGCTCGTAGCTGCTGCGGAGCGGATGATTGCCCGTAATTTGGGGGAGTCGTGGAAGGATGAGTACGTAATTTGGGATTGTGCCTGGGGTGGGGGCGCTTTGACGTCCTTTGGCGGTTTTCGCGAGGCGTATTGTTCCACCTTGAATCAGGAAGATATAGATTCCAATGATTGTTCTGGAGTGACTGCCTTCCAGTATGATTTTTTGGAAGACGGTATCGGCGCTGATGGATTAAACGAAGAAGTTATTTTAAACGACTCAAAGATGCCGGATGGATTAAAAGAAGTTCTTCTTTCAAAGAAAAAGTTGTTATTCCTGATAAACCCCCCGTATTTTTCTGGTGGGTGCATGTTTCAGGGGAAGAATAAGAGCCTTTTGGATTTTAAGGTTAATAAGGTCTTCAACAAGGTTAAAGAATATAAGTCGGCCCTATCCCGGTCTTATGGTTGTTTTATGATACGGGTTTTAGAATATTTAAAAATAAACCCGAACATAAGCATGGGGTTGTTTTGCACTCCGATATTTTTATCCGGCCCTTCTTTTGATAATTTTCGCTCCCGCTTCTTGGGGGATTTTAAATATTTGGATGGCGCGCTTTTCCCAAGCAACGTATTTTCTGATTGTTCATCGTTGTGGGGTGTGACTTTTAATTTATGGACTCCGGGCGTTACGGAAGATAAGAAAAACTTCCCGCATTTATTGTTGGGGGGTGAGGAAGATGTTGAAAAATATTTATAATTTGGATGGCGAAAAGAAGGCATCGACGTGGGTTCGCGAGGGTTTGGACCGGAGCCAAAAGACCCAGGCGGTTCCGCTGAGCAGCGGTTTGAAAGTTAAGCAGGGTCGTCCGGCCATGTTTTTGGACACGGCTGTGACGGGGCATATAGGGTATTTTCTTAATAATAATAACAACGTGGGTAAGAATGCCCAATCCGTAGCCATGTTTGCATCAACCTTTTTTGATGGCCACGGCCTCCCCGTAACTCATCCTGGGGATTATCCGACCGTCATTAGGGAGCCCATAAGAATAGCTGAAGAAATGGCTGTGGCTGGTCAAATAGGTTATTTTTATAATCATGGCAACAACGTGGATCAGAACGCCCTATCCGTAGCCATGTTTGCATCAACTTATGGTAATGGCAACGGCCTCCCCGTAACCCATCCTGGGGATTATCCGACCGTCATTAGGGAGCCTATAAGGATACCGGAGGAAATGGCCGTCCAAGGGCAGATAGGTTATTTTTATAATGATAGTAACAACGTGGATCAGAACGCCCTATCCGTAGCCATGTTTGCATCAACCTTTTTTAATGGCCACGGCCTCCCCGTAGTCCAAAGTAACCTCCACAAGTGCTGCGCCTTATTCACGGCGAGAAAATCCATAAAGGGTAATTGGATTAATGATAAGGATGAGTACCTTGCGCCGAACGAAGATCATCCGAAATACGAGCAGTTTAAATATGATTCTTTGGTTTATACTTTGTTTAACGGATCCTCGCAGCAGGCTGCGATGCGCCATACGGAGTACAAAAATTCCTATTGGACAATAAACAACCAATTTTTTTGGATGGACCCATCACAATTTGGTGATCTTCGTTTAATTTTCCCGGAGCTGGCTTTGGACTTATACGAAAACGGTGGCCCCCGGGTTATTTCTGATGTTTTGATGGAGGATTGGGAATACTTTTTTTTGAGTCCCGATGCACAATGGCTGATGGACGAAGCCGAGTCCATGGTTAAGGATTCTATGGCGGTGCGGCGTGATTTCCATTTGGACCATCCGGAGTTCCAATTAAACACTTGGGATGCTGGCTTTTGCCAGTTAAAGAACTTGTGGAAGCATTGTTTTCCGGAGCGTTTTGCGAACTTCATTAAAAAATATAATGATTTCGAACAGCGTTTGATTCCGCTTGTGCATGAACTTGGGTTTTTAAGGTGAGAAAAAACTCCAATAGCCTTGACAGTTGGCGCATAAGGTTGTAAAATAATAGAGAGGACACTATGCCAAAATACACTGAAAAATATATATCGCAAGTTTTGCAAATGACTCGCGGCAACATTGCGGAAGCGGCCGATCGTCTTCGCATGAGCTACCATGATTTGGAAGAACTTATTTTGTTGTCCCCTAATTTAAAGCGCAAGAAGGTTGAAACCCGCAATAGGCGCCTCGATCTGGCTGAAAAGAAGCTTTTGGAGAAGATTGACGGCGGAGATTTACGTGCGATAATGTTTTTGTTGGAGCGCCAAGGTCGCGAGCGTGGTTGGGGTTTGACCCAGGGGTTGGAATTATCCGGGAAGGATGATAAGAACATACAAATAGAATTTGTTGAGCCTTTAAAGAAAAAATAAATGCGAGTACAATTTCCAAAAAGCGTTGAACCCTTCTTCCAGCCCTTCAGGTATAAAGTCCTCTATGGCGGTCGTGGCGCTGGTCGCTCATGGAATATTGCTCGCGCTTTATTGTTGATGGCCAGTAATCAGAAGTTGCGGATTCTTTGCACTAGGGAATATCAAAAGTCTATTAAGGATTCCGTATTACGGCTGCTTCAGGATCAGGTAGAGGCTTTGGGTTTGGCTGATGATTTTGAGATAACGCGCAATGAGGTTCGGCATCGTAATGAAAGTTTGTTTATTTTTGATGGGTTGGCCACCAATCCCACGAAGATAAAATCGATGGAAGGCATAGATATATGCTGGGTGGAAGAAGCGGAGCGGGTTAGCCAGGAGTCATGGGATATTTTGATTCCTACGATAAGGAAGGAAGGCAGCGAGATTTGGGTTTCGTTTAACCCCAATAAGGAAACCGACCCGACTTATCAGATGTTTGCGGTAAATCCACCGCCAGATAGTTATATAAGGCATACGACCTGGGAGGACAACCCATGGTTCCCGGTTCCTTTGCGTTTGGAGAAGGATAATTTATATCGTAACGACCCAGCGCGGGCTCGTCATATTTGGGGCGGAGCTTGTCGTCGTGACACCGAAGCGCAAGTTTTGATTGGGAAGTGGATTATTAGTGATTTTGAGCCTGGGGATAATTGGGATGGCCCCTATTTTGGGGCGGATTTTGGCTTTGCGGAGGACCCTTCGGCGGGGGTTAAATTTTATATCCACCAGAATAAGATGTATATAGAAGAAGAAGTTTGCGGGTATGGGGTAGAGGTCGATGATCTGGCGGTATTTTTCAACCAGATTAACGGGTTTAAGGAAGGCCCATCCTTTGGAGATTGTTCTCGTCCTGAAACAATATCCCATTTGCGGCGTAAAGGCTTTAATATTTCCTCCGCCAAGAAGTGGGCCGGGAGTGTCCAGGATGGAATAAATTGGCTTCGTAGCCTTGATGGTATTATAATAAGTCCATCCTGTAAAAACGCGATAAAAGAAGCTGAAGAGTGGAGCTTTAAAGTAGATAGATTAACTAATCAGGTTAAGCCGGACCTAAAGCCTGGCTTCGATCATATATGGGATGCCGTAAGGTACGGGGCCAATGGTTTAATAAAGAAAGAAGATTTTATCTTTGAGTATGATTATTGAAAGGGTGTGAAAAATGGGGTTTTTTTCTTTTTTGAATAGAAATAAGAACAAGTACGTAGCGCAGCCCCCGGTTGCTCCGCCGGAACTTCTTCTTTTCGGGTTGAATACGTACCCCCAATATTCTGAATGGGATGGCAAGCGCGCCATAGAGGAAGGTTTAAAAGCTTCTTCTATTTTTTACGCCTGCGTTGGGCGTAGGGCGGAGGCATTATCAGAAGTTAAATGGGTTGCCAAGCGTAAAAAGCCTGGGGGCGAAATGGTGGAAGAACCAAACTCCCCTTTGCAAAAGCTTTTGGACAATCCCAATCCCGACTTTTCCTTAAACGAACTTATGGAATTATGCAGTTACCATCTCGACCTGATGGGCAACTCCTACTGGCGGTTAATTCGCGCTGGTAATGAGGGCCGGCCCGTAGAGTTTTGGCCTTTGATTCCTTATGGCATGAAAATAAAGCCCGGCAAAACAAGGTTGGTTGAAAGTTATCATTATAGTTATAACGGCGTAAATCAGGAATACCTGGCCAATGATATCGTCCAGCTAAAAACGATTAACCCCGATAATTTTCTTTTTGGTATGCCTCCGCTCCAGGCGGCTGGTCGTGCGGTTGATATTGATAGGGAAAGTTGTGATTGGCAAAAGGTTTCGTTGCAAAATCGTGGCGTACCTGATTTGGCTATTATAATGGATCCTAATTCTACTCCCGATCAAGTGGAGCGTGTAAAAGCTTTGATGAAAGATAATATGGCGGGCCCTAAAAACGCCAGGAAGCCGATCATCACCAATAAAGACGTAAAAATGCTGGGTCACACCGCTGTTGAAATGGACTTCTCCAAATCCCGCACCAAAGTTTGGGAAGAGATCTGCGCGGTAATGGGCGTACCGCTGCCCCTTGTGGGGGTTTTGGAAAACGCGACTCTAGCTAATATAGAAACTTGTCGGAAGATATTTTGGTTGGACACGATGATCCCGCAATTACGGCGGGTAAAAAGCCAGTTGGACTATCAGTTGGCGCGGGAGTTTGGGCCGGATTGGCATGTTGAATATGTATTGTCTGATGTACAGGCGTTGGCTGAGGACTTCGGGGAGAAGTTGGACAATGCCGCAAAGCTGCTTGCCTTGGGCGTCCCCTTGGCGGAGATAAACGAAAAGTTGGGGCTTGGTCTTAGTGAAGAGGCGGTAAAAAATTTAAGCACTAAAAAGGAAGAGGAGGCCGCTAATGGAAGTTAGAAAAAGTTTTATTATCAAAGATTTTGACCTGGAGGAAAGAACCTTTTGGGGTTTTGCGGCGGCCTATAATAATGTGGATCGCCAGGGCGATTTAATGAAATCGGGATGTTTTGCCAAGTGTTTGGAGAATGAAGTTCTTCGTAATCGGGTAAAAGTTTTGTGGCAGCATGATAACCACCAGCCTATAGGTGTGCCCGTTGAAATGCGTGACGAGCCTGATGGTTTATGGGTTAAAGCGCGCATTAGCGAAACGACTCTCGGTAATGATGCTTTGAGGCTTATGAAGGATGGCGTGATAGATAGTTTAAGCGTTGGATTTTATTTATACGAAAAAGACTATACAATCGATGAAAAAAATGTTAGAATTATAAACGAAGCTGTTCTAAAAGAATTTAGCTTGGTAACTTTTTCAGCAAATGATAAGGCAGCTATAATGGGTGTCAAAGAATTGAGTGTTAGAGAAGTTGAGAAGGTTCTGCGGGAGGCAGGTCTTTCTAAGACGCAGGCGGCAGCGGTTGCCCTGCGCGGTGTCCCTTCTCTGCGCGAGGTAGAGGAAAAGGGCGCTGACGAAACCGCGTTTAATGCGTATTTAGAAACTATTAGAGATCTTAAGGAGGTCTTAAAATGAACGAAGAAGAATTGAAAAAGTTTTTGGCCGAAACCAAAGAAGAAATCACAAAATCTGTTCTCCGCCGCGATGAGGAAATAAAGGCTCACGGCAAAGCAACGGAAGAAACCGGTAAAAGATTGGACGAAGCGACGAAGCGTTTGGATCATATTACCGCCGAGTTCCAGAAGTCCGAAGCCCGCGTTGTTGAACTGGAAAAAGCCGCTCAGCGTAATTTGAGCAATCGTTCTGAAGTTAGGGAAACCCTGGGTTCCTTTTGTGTAAAGAGCGAAGTTTTCCAGGAAATGGCTCGTAGCCAGACCGCCAACAACAGAATGGTGGAAGTTAATAAAGAACTTATTTTTTCCGGAGCTTCTTCTGCTGGTTCTTTGATTATACCTGATTACCGCCAGGAAGTGAAAGTTGATCCGAACCGTCCGATGTTTATTCGGCAGCTTTTGACCTCTTTGCCGACAACCTCCAACGGCGTAAAGATTGCTCGCGAAAAGATTTTTACTAATCGTGCAGCTCCGCAAGCTTCTCCCGCCCTGGATGGCCCGTTGTACAAACTTGCCAATAAGAACGAGTCGAAGATTGAATGGGAAATGATTAACGTACCTATCGAGACTATTGCTCATTGGGTTCCTGCAGAGCGCCAGGCATTAGCTGATGCTCCCCGCTTGGCCCGTTTAATCGATGGTCGCTTGGTGTATGGCCTGCATTTGGCGGGAGACAACCAAATCCTTTACGGATCTGGTTCCAACAACGATCTGACCGGCTTCATGGTTGATGAAGACATTTCCAATCTGGGCATGATTCCCCTTTCCGTTGATGCGGACGACCTCCCCGGCGCGATGTTGGATCATATTCGTAGAGCTGTCACTCGTTGCCAGACCTATGAGTATTACAACATGACCGGCGTGGTTGTTAATCCTGAAGATTGGGAAACTTTGGAATTGGCAAAGGGTTCTGATGGTCATTACATTTGGGTAAATGTTAATAACGGCGGCGAGCCTCGCTTGTGGCGTGTGCCTGTTGTGATTACTAATGCGATGACCAAGGGTGATTTTATTCTTGGCGACTGGAAGATGGGCGCAACTTTGTACGAGCG